GACCCATATGACGCCGGGGAAGGCTACCAGTCGTATACGTCTAATGAACCACACAATTATGCACAGAAAGTAATCGGGTGGATCGCAGGAGCTGAGATGACTGTGCGTATTCCGCACGACCAGGCTGACCCGGAACTACGTGAGCGCAACGATTTAAAGGAAAGATTCCTTATTGGGATTATCAAGGCGGCAGACGAGAGGCTCTGTCGTATGATGTTGCCCTCAGTAAGAGATCAGCTTGCATGGTATTCTTCCCTTCGGGGGTGGTACTCAGGCAGAGCATTACTGGCAAAACGGGATGACGGCACAACATATGTGGACATTACACCCTGGGACCCAATGCATACGTACTGGGGAGTCGGGCCTGATGGGCTAGAGTGGGCATGTTATAAGGTTCCTAAGACCAGAGACCAAATCCTGGCACAATATAACGTGCGTGTAGACTGGGAAAGCCAGTATACAGCCGAGGGAATAGACGTCTACGACTTCTATGACAAGGAAATGAACACGATTATTATCCATGCCGGCTCTGAGAATCAGCCTTTAATCAGGGTTGTGAAGAAACAAACCAGGCACGGAGCCAATCAGGTTCCTGTATTCCTGGGGCCGATAGGGTCTAATCCGTACATAATAGCTATGACTCATACGAATATGGACAATACTATCGCTGATGTAGGCGAGGCAGTTTTTTCCTCTACCAGGGATCTGTACGATAAGCACAACCTTATGATGAGTACCATGCTGGAACTGACTGCACGGTCACGGAGACAGGGACTGATAGTACGTTCCAGGGACGGAACGAAAACACTGGATGAAGATCCGTACTTAGAGGGTTCTGAGATTGCACTGTCTCAAAACGAGAACGTGGAACCCCTTGGGCTTCTGGAAGTGGCCAAGGAAACAGGTGCTTTTATGAGCCTGGTGTCGGGAGAAATGCAAAGAGGTGCTATCCCCTACTCGGTATATGGAGATGTCCCCTTCCAACTCTCGGGGTTTGCTATTAATACACTCCGGCAGGGAGTGGAAACCGTAGTAAGTAAATACCTGAGAGGCGTAGAAAAAGCCTACGAAATGATATTCAATTTGATATCAGACCAATATGTAACCGGATCATTCCGGTCACTGGAATTATCAGGCATGGATCGGCACAGAATGTATTTCACGGAGACAATCGAACCTGACATGCTGAAAGCTACCGGGGTTCCGGTAGTGAACCTGGTCGGACAACTGCCACAGGACGATATGACAAGATACTCTATGGCACAGATTGCCAGGGAAGGCCCAACGCCTCTCTTGTCAGACCGTGCGATCAGGGATAGAATCTTGGCAATACAGGACGCCGACCAGATGGATGACTCGATTAAGGAACAGATGGCAGAAAAGATGCTGCCGGAAGCAGCATTGTGGACGCTACTCAAGGCATCCGAGCGTCAAGGGCGTGAGGATCTCGTCAATTTCTACTTAGGAGAATTGATGAACGTGATCATGCAAAAGCGACAGGCTGCACAGATGATGCAGCAACAAATGAGTATGGCCGGAGCCCCTCCGGGGCCGGGTGGACCCCCTTCCGCTCCCGGACCCCAGGGGGGGCCGCCAACCGCCAGACCGGAAGTAATGCCTAATGCCATGATGGGAGTACCCCCACCAGCCCCCACACCACAGGCGGGGCCACTAGTTCCACCGGGTACACCGAGACCTGGCGCACAAGGGGGGCCATAAATGCCTAGACTGAATATAGATCGAATCGCCGAGATGGCTGCAAGTACATGGACGGGATCTCCCCCAGAGGTTTTCTATGACATGTACTATGGCAATAAGTCTTTTAACGATTCGATGGAAGACTTCTCGGGGATGCTGCTAAGTCAGTATGAAGACGAGGATATGGCGTTAGCCTACGCCGATGATGAGTTTGCCGTTGAGAAGGCAGCATATCAGATCGAAATGGCGGGATCGACAGATGCAGAAGCTCTTGCTAGTGTCGGAGGAATGCTGACACCCTGGGGGCCAGGCTTTGATATGCCGCAGGAAATAGAGGCGATTATAGAAGAATACCCCGGTATTACGGTTGGGTTTAATGCTAATACCGATGATGATGTTTTCACTAAAGCAGATGCTATTGCCGGCCACCCGACCTTTATGCAAGCTGTTGACGATATTGAAGAGCGAGCTGAAGACGAGGGTTTACTGGGAGATGTTAAAAACATACTCAGAGGAGTCGGTGACTGGCTCGGGGAAAACGTGTACGAGAATTTAGGGGAACTCGGAGAAGGCATTACCAATGCTATAGGTGACAACTTTGAAAAGGCAGGAGAGCGCACCCTTTTAAACCAATTAGGGAACCAAGCTGCATGGGAAGAGACCTGGACCCAAGGGGTAAGCGAGCAAACCAATAACAAGTTTATGGAACTGGAAGACAAGGCAATGACTCGAGAATACTTCCAGGTCTTAGATGACATTCTGAAAGATGAAGGCCCGGCTGGGTTGAAAGCATACATAGGGGACGAGCGCAACTATCAGACTGGCGAGCTAGACCTTGGCATGGTGAACGAGTGGCTCACAGATCAGCGCGCCAAAACGAGTGGTGGTCCGGCTGGCGCAGCAACTGTTAATAAATGGAACATGATGCAGGGGTGGCAAAATGCAGTGGATGCTATAGAGTTCTCGGCAGATCAGGTAGCCAAAGATGTTACTTCCGAAACCGCCCAGGCTACGCCACAGATTTCAATGTCTATACCAGGCGAGGAAGAGCCCTCCAGGCCATACAATTGGATGCCATATAATCCATATTTAGGGCCGGTTGCTGACGAGGGGGATGAATATAGAGATGACACAGGAGGCCTTACCCCCCTGGAACAAATGTTGGATCGTGCTACTGAGGCAGGAGATGCCTACAGGAAGCTAGTAGAGGAAGAAGAGGACGGTGGGCTTTGGGAAGAGGAAGAAGACGATGAGGTCGATGACACTGAACTTACAGAAGCAACCACAACCGAGGAGATACCCGTTACCGAGGAAGATGTAGATGCCATGCTGGATAAGTTTGGGGAGCCCCTCAAAGGGTATCCTGATTATCAAACCAGGTTCTTGAATGCGTTTAATCAGAGAGAAGGGTCGGGTCGATATGATTATCGCCAGTTGCTACCGGAATTATATGAGGACGCGGAAATGCTGTACTACTTAACTGAACCCTGGAGTGCGGAGGGTCGGCCCGGAGAAGGGGGATTAGGTCCTACGCTAGTACTTAAAGAGGGACTGGAGTTGCCGGAGTTTGTAGGAGAAGACGTAGATAAAGAACATGACCACTTTACTAACTGGGCTAATGCATATATGGATAACCCCAGAACTAAACGCAACATGTTCTTTGATGCAGCCGAAAGTCTACGGGACAACATGGCTGGGTTTATAGGGAAAAGCTATGAGGATCAACTAGCTGACGGTAATACTCAGTACCAAAGAATGCTGTTTATGGACCCAAGCACAAAGGGGTCGTTTAGCAGAACAGCCCGATTAGTGGCTGATTATAACTTACCACCTGATGCAGATCCCTGGTTAAAGCAAAGGATGAGATCCCAGATGGCACAAAACCTGGAAAGCTGGGAAGCATCAGGTAAAACACGAGAGGAATTTTTGGTAACCTTTATGCAGGAAAGACCATATTAGGAGGGCTGACATGGCAAACGGAGAGGATAACGGTGGCGGAACAACCGGAACAACAGGCAACATTTCACCAGACTTGTTTGAGAATTTGGGGGGGGAAGGCTTCCTCGGGGAAATGGCGTTTACCCCGGCACAGAGGTTTAGGCAGTTTGCCCAACAGAGAACTGCGCCAGGAGGATTAACAAGGAATGCACTATACGCCATGCAGTCACCGCTCTTGCAGCAATACTATCTGGGCGGTATGGGTGGCACACCAAGGTTTGGTACAGGTGGTCAGTTTGGTGGTAGCTTTGCTGACTTTATGGGTGGATATACAGGTGCTTATCCGACCGGGGCTGGCACAAACCTACGTGGCCTGGCTGGCCAGATTGGCCAGATTAGTCAAATGCCCGAAACAGGCACAGGTAGCTTTGTAGACTATTTGAGGGATATCCAAGGTACTGACCCGGTTACTGCCCAACAAGCTGCTATCTGGAGAGACATTTATGGCTCTGGGGAAGACGCAGCACAAAACCGACTCGGGCTTGCTAACCTAATAGCATTGCAACGGCCGGGTGGGGGTATATATGGCGGTGTTATTGGACGAGCCCTAGGCAGTGTATTGAACGAATTACATCAGCAATATACTATGGATAATCCCCTGGGTAATTTCTTGAACTACTTCCTGACACAAACAGGAGCTGAAGGTAGTGATTTCAATATGCCGCTGTCGCAATTATATGGAATGACTAATTAGGAGGTAATCATGGCTAATGGCGATTTTACAGATTACCTATCAGGTGGTGGATGGGGGTCATTGTCTCCTGCTGTTGGGCAGATGGTTTTAGCCCAACTACCGCAGGCGGCATACTTTAGTTCGCCCGCCGGAGAAGCCTTTGGAAGCCAAAGCCCACGTCGCAGTCGCTATATGCAAAGGGCATATCAGGATGTTTATGGTGATTATCTTGGTGAAATTGGCAGAGCATTCCGTCAGGGAGAAGCCCCTGCTACATTCATGGACTACCTGGAAACAGATCCGTGGACTAAGAGATATGGGCAACTACCACAATTCGAGAGGGGAGTTACGCAACAGTTTACTAATCCAAGAACGAGGTTCATCTTTTATTAATGCCTAACGCAGAGCAAAAAGAGAAACTACGTCGATTAGCAGAACGACGGCGTCAAAGGGAAGAGCAACGATCCCAGCCTATTCCCCAGACTGGGTTGAATTTGGCTGGTAAATATATTGAGCCTGTTATCCAGAGCGCGCCGGTACAGGCTTTCCTCGAGTATCCTCGCCGTGCTGCGGTTGAGGAGGTTCAGAGATTCGGAGAATTTAAAGAGGCCTACGATCAGGGTGGGGTTGGTGGTCTGTTGGGACATTGGGGAAGAGAAGTTGGCAGTGATGTCTTAGATATCGGATCGGATCTTTCGCGTGGATTAATACCGGAGACATGGGGGGAACAGTTAGATCCTTCCCGTAATGTAGAACTTGGAGCGCAAGTAGAGGCAGACAAACAGGCCTTTCGCGAGATTGAAGGCCGTAACCCCACGATGACAGAAGAATACGATATCATGGCGAGAGTCCAGGATGAAGCAATGCCCTGGCTAACAGAACGCCATAAGGTTGGGCCGGTAGAGTTTTCTAACAGGATGCTTGTTGAACTTCCAACTGAAGTGGGAGCTGGTGTTGGGGAGGCGGTAGTAACTGGTGGCACGGCACTTGCCGCAAAGACCACCGCAAGGCTGGGTGGTAAAGCAACGCAGATGGCAGCTGATACCCTGGCTCAACAAGCTGCACGTAACTCGGTGAGGGCTACCACAGAAGCAGCCAGGCAAGCATTATTAATCCCTAAACGTATTGATGATCTTGCAGGAAGCTTAATAACTGCGCCTTTTAAATTTGTTTGGGGTGTTGGTAAAGGAGGGGTTGCCGGCACCAGGCTAACACTGAGGTCCCTTGAAACTCTGGTTAACAGGTTTCGCAGGAAGGCCCAGGAAGAGGGTCTGCCTATAGATCAGGTTACCTCAACCGCACAGCAAGCGGTTGATGACCTCGTGAAAAACGGCAAGATTGGTGACGTAGATTCCAATGCAAAAATAAATATACACGATGAAATGTTTGACGAGCAGATCGACGATGATACCTTTGTTCCTCCTAGACAGCAAGTGCAGGGTGTTGACGATACGCTAGACATGACTGATGTCACTGCTGTGAGGATTGCAAACTCTATGGCTGGTACTGGCACATTTACTGGGGCTCTAAGGCGAGGTTCTTTCGTTAATGTACATGTTGATGAATTTGACCCGGATATTATACAGGCGTTCAATGCCGCACATGGAACGGACTTCACCGCAAGGAACATTGCCGATGATGCTTCCTTGCAGTCACTGATCTCTTCTAATGCCGAGCATTACCATGCCTCGCCGGTTTGTAAGGAATTTTCATTAGCAAATCCCGACCGCGTAGTTTCCGAGAACGATTACGCCATTGCAACATCCGTGGCAAGAAACATAACCATGACTAGCCCTAAGACTATTACTATAGAAAATGTTCCGCGGTATAAAAACACGTTGTTGTTTAAGCAAATCACAGATGC